TTCACATATCAAGAGTTTTCCCAGCGGTATGCTGACAGTTCTCTGCTTGGTGAAACGATTCCTTTGCCTGAACTTCGTAGACAGGATACAAAGAATCGTCAGAATTCGATTGACGATCTCGATCCTTTTGAAGTTCAGAAAATGGAGATGCAGATGAAGACTCTGTTTGATTCTTCGATGGCACTGTATCAGCAGATGTTGGGTCGTGGAGTGGCAAAGGAATGTGCAAGAATGGTGCTTCCATTATGTACGCCTACCAGAATCTACATGACGGGCTCATGCAGATCATGGATCCATTACATAACTCTGAGATCTGCTAACGGAACTCAGAAGGAACATATGGACATTGCTGAAGCATGTAAGAAAGTTTTCATTGATCAGTTTCCTTCTGTCTCCGAAGCCCTTGAGTGGGTCTAAATATTTCTACACATAATTCTACGCATGGCAACATACCCTGTTATTAACAAAGTCACTGGTGAACAAAAAGACGTAAAACTCAGTGTTCATGAATGGACAAAGTGGTGTGAAGACAATCCTGATTGGCAGAGGGATTGGTCGGATCCAACAACTGCACCGAGTTCTGGAGAACTTGGAGAAGTTTATGACAAACTCAAAAAGTCTCATCCAGGGTGGAATGATGTCCTTTACAAGGCGTCGAAAGCGCCTGGCTCCCGAGTAAAACCTGTTTAATTAATCACTTATGCCAAGAAAAAGAAAAGTATCTGATGCACCAATCGGAGTTGGCTTGACTGCCAAACAAATGAAGAGAAAGAAACCAATCAACTCCGATTTTCTTCGTGAAATTGAACCCCTAACAGAGAATCAAAAAGTTTTATTTGATTCTTATGATGCTGGTAAAAACGTTGTTGCGTATGGCGCAGCAGGAACAGGTAAAACATTTATAACCCTCTACAATGCTCTCTGTGATGTCTTAGACCCAACGACACCATACGAAAAAATCTACCTCGTCAGGTCCCTTGTGGCCACCAGAGAGATCGGTTTCCTCCCAGGGGACCATGAAGATAAGTCTTCCCTTTACCAGATTCCATATAAGAATATGGTGAAGTACATGTTTGAACTTCCTACTGAGGCAGACTTTGAGATGCTGTATGGCAATCTCAAAACTCAAGGAACTATTTCATTCTGGTCCACAAGTTTCATTCGCGGAACAACACTTGACAATGCGATTGTTATTGTTGACGAATTTCAAAACTTAAATTATCATGAACTTGATAGTATTATTACCAGGGTTGGTGAAAATACCAAGATCATGTTCTGCGGTGACGCGACTCAATCTGATTTGTTAAAACAGAATGAGAGAAATGGTATTGTAGATTTCATGAGAATTCTTCGACTTATGCCATCAGTCGATATGGTTGAGTTTGGAGTTGAGGATATTGTCAGATCTGGATTGTGTAAGGAATACTTAATTGCGAAATTAGAACTTGGCTTATGACATTTATTCATCATAATTATCTCGGTGATCTTGAACTAAACAAAAAAGAAACCAATGGCATCCGTCTCTACAACCTTCCTAGTGGAGATTGGGTGCCTTCTATCACTTCTGTGACTTCATTTTACAATAGAGAGATCTTTGTTAAGTGGAGAAAGAAAGTTGGTATTGAAGAAGCAAATCGTATTACAAAGAAAGCAACTGCTCGTGGAACAGACTTTCACGCAGCAACTGAACTCTACATGTTGAACAAAGAAATAAACTGGGATGACTTTAAACCTCTGACCAAGTTTATGTTCATTCATGCGCGACCATATCTGGACAAGATAAATAATATACACGCTATAGAAAGAACTCTGTACTCAGAGTATCTTGGTTTGGCAGGTAGAGTTGACTGTATCGGAGAGTACGAAGGAGAACTCGCAGTCATCGATTTTAAAACATCCGAAAAAATTAAACCAGAAGAGTGGCTAGAGAACTATTTTGTTCAGGAAACTTTCTATGCTGCTGCTTACTATGAGTTGACTGGTATCCCCGTCAAAAAATTAATTACCATCATGGTCACTCCTGGTGGTGAGGTCGAAGTATTTGACAAAAGGAACAAAGGGGATTATATTAAATTGTTAGTTCGGTATATTAAAGAATTTGTATCTCACAATATTGGACATAATGGAACCTAATAAACAACTACGAAAAGTAGAGAATGAACTAGAAAAAGCATTTGAGAGCAAATTCTTTTGTCAGGCTCGTTTTGCACAAGAGATTGAAACTCTTGTAAAAGATCAGGAAGACATGAGTTACATCGATGCCATAGTTTATTTCTGCGAGATGAACTCCATTGACCTTGAGTCTGTCCCTAAACTTATTTCTAAACCACTGAAGGAGAAGATTAAGTATGAGGCTATGGAACTTAATTTTCTTAAAAAAACTTCCCGTGCAAAATTAGTGTTCTAATTTCAAAGGGGGCGAAAAAATTTTCGCCAAAAAAATCACCCTATTACTTTTTTATGATGCCGTTTGATGCATATCGTTGTTATTTGTCGATGAAGAATCACTTCACGAAAGATTCTTATGACTATCACAAATATAATGGAAAGAGTCGTGCAACTGTCAAATCATTTTATAAGCGCAAAGATCGTTTCTGGTTTGAGAAGTTGGCACGTAATAAAGATGACAAAGAAGTAGTAGATTTCTTTGTGTCTAACTTCATCACATGCACTGATCCAAGTAAACTCTGGATTGGTGAGATGATTAAAGAGGGTGAAGGCCGATACACTGCATGGAAAAAGAGAACACAATCTCTTTCTTATCTCTTCAAGCAAGAGGTAGAAACGATCTTTGATGACAACAACTTTGATTCTATGTTTGCCATGGATGGATTACGACATCCACAAATACTCAAAGAATATCTCCGTGGAAATGTTTCTATTGAGACTATGGTGATCCTTAATGGCATTCTAGGATATCAAAAACAATGGGATAAAAATCTCATTGACCCGGTGTGGGAAACCGTCAGTATGAGAATGAAAAAATATTCTCCATTTCTAAATATTGATGTACCTCGTTACAAAAACATTTTGAGAGAAGTAGTAATTGGAGACAAATGAGTTTTTTTGATTCTGAAATCGTAAGGGCAGAGATGGTTGAAATCTCTGAACTACAAGAGGAAGTATATTCCAGTGTGATGAAGTTTGCCTTCATGAACAATAGTGAAAAACTACATCATGTTAAACTTCTTGAGAAACTTTTGAATAAGCAGAAAGTTCTCTTTGCAAGGCTCTCCCTATCAGAGGATCCTGAAGCAAAGAAGATGAAACAAAATATTATAGAGTCTGCTAAGATGATGGGTCTCCCCCCTGATGTTGAAATTACAACGGTCTTTGATCAAATGAACAAAATGCTTGATATTATGAAATCGCAGATTGACACGACAGGTTCCGACCTGTAGAATAAGCGGGTACACAAAAGCCAAATCTAACTAATCCAACAAATCTTATGTCTTTCGCAAATCTTAAAAAGCAATCCTCCCTTGGTTCCCTGACCTCCAAACTGGTCAAGGAAGTTGAGAAGATGAACAACAACGGTGGCGGTGGAGATGACCGTCTCTGGAAACCTGAAATGGACAAGACCGGCAATGGTTATGCCGTGATCCGTTTCCTGCCTGCCCCTGAAGGTGAAGAACTTCCTTGGGCAAAGATGTACTCCCATGCCTTCCAAGGCCCTGGTGGTTGGTACATTGAAAACTCTCTGACCACTCTGGGTCAGAAAGATCCTGTGTCAGAGCACAACCGTGAACTGTGGAACAGTGGTGTTGATTCTGATAAGGATACCGTTCGTAAGCAAAAGCGTAAACTGTCCTACTATGCCAACATCTATGTTGTGCAGGACAAAGCAAACCCACAGAACGAAGGCAAAGTCTTCCTGTATAAGTTTGGTAAGAAGATCTTTGATAAGATCATGGAAGCAATGCAACCTGAGTTTGAGGATGAGACTCCCATCAATCCCTTTGACTTCTGGCAGGGTGCTAACTTCAGACTGAAGCTGAAGAAGGTTGCAGGTTACTGGAACTATGATTCTTCTGAGTTTGCAGCACCTGGTGCTCTCCTTGAAGATGATGATGCTCTGGAAGCACTTTGGAAGAAGCAATATTCACTGACTGCTTTGACTGCTGCTGATCAGTTTAAGTCATATGATCAACTGCAGAATCGTCTGCAAATGGTTCTGGGACAGAAGTCTTCCTCCCGTCCTCGCCTTGATGAAGAGGTTGAGAATGAGGAAACTGATCGTGGTTCATTCACTCCTGAGTTTTCTTCTCGCTCTCAGAAGTCTGAGCTGCCTGAAAATCTTCAGACTGAACTGAATAATCTTGGTAAGTCTACTGATAGTGATGAAGATGATGCTCTCTCATACTTCCAGAAACTTGCTGAAGAGTGATGAGATACAATCAACTGTGTCTGACTCTTTTAGTCGTCGCAGCCTATATTAACTTACTCAAATAGTCTGATATTATCAGCACGTTTTAAGGTTTCACTCACATACTGAGTGGAACCTTTTTTATATTCCATCATTTCCTCAAGATCATCGAGTATGATATTTAAATATTTTGTTTTTAATAAAAATATCTGTCTCTTATCATCATTCATTCTCTCCTCATATTGGTAGTTAGTTACTTCAGTAACCATATCATTAATGGTCACATAAGATTCAGATCCTCTATCATAATAGGTGATCGATTGATCTTCGTCTACTTCTAATCCTGCAGGAAATAAAATTTTGCCATCAGGATCTTTTACTTCAATTGATTCATAGTGATGGGTATCTTGAACAAGTCTTATATCAAGATACTTCTCTAGCAAATATGTCTCAAAAGTTTCCTGAGTCATAGGCCATTCACTTTGAATATTCAATATATTATTTGATAGTAAAACAATCCAATCTAATGTTGGATCTCCATAGACTTTATCTGCAACATTGTCTGGACGATCATTTCCTTCAATAAAATACTTGCTAAAGAAAGTTGCATTTTCAAATATGTCTGGTCTTATTTGTGCTCTCTTGAAAAGATTTTTTACAGTTGTATAATCCGATATGTTTTTACCGTCAACAGTACGGTTTACATATTCAA